GTTCCTGTTGAATCATTAAGTATTGAAAACAATATGAGTTTTGTTGGAAACAAAAATGATGTATCCAACAAGAATATGTTTAAGTCAGTGTTCTTCAAAAGTAAGGTAGTATTACATACGTTAGAGCATCTTAATTTAGATCAGGCAATCTACATTGATTCTGATATGGTACCTACAGGTGATATATCTGGACTATTTAAATATTTTGATCAGGTTGAGGATTATCCGTTAATCCAACAGGGGTTGTTTGAATATCAAATAAATTACGGTAGAGGTAATCCATTCCACAATGGAGGTTTTGATGAGACAAATATTTTGGAATATCCATTAATGAAAATGAACCACATACCGGTAAAAAATAGAACGCATTATTCTGTTACATCGGTAATGGTTTACAATAAAAATTGTAAACAATTCCTCAAAGAATACGATTGGTTAAACGAGTTTGCATTTAATTTGGATCTTGAAGAAATTAAGTTTTACTATCCATTTAGTGATGAGACAACCATGAATGTTTTATTGTGGAAATACAAGTACAACAAAAGATTACCATTTTTACAGATGAACATTGATGATATTAATAATGTTAAAGAATATTATGAATCAAACTATGAGAATGAAAAAGAGGTGACATCTTATGTTAGAGTTCCTAGTAAAGAAAAGAGAAGAGACATATTATTTTTCCATGGGGCTAAAGGTGAGTTGTCAAATGAAATTGTAACATTACAAAATAATGTTTTTAACTCAAGAATAGATTTAGATGAAAATAGATATTACATTTCAAGTAATATAGATTTTGATAGAGAGTTAAGTATTATTTTTTACGATGGTGATAATTTTATATATTCTTCAGTAAGTCACATAAAAAAAGGTTTTGAATATTGGTTTTCACCTGGTAGACACCTAAATACGGTAAATGACTTAAATGTTAAAATTTACGATGGTTATAGATTGATATATAAAAAAGTGTAAAATAAATTAGATTGGTACTGATAATATTTGTATATTTGTAAAATATTATTTATAGAAATACAAACATGATTAACAATATTGAACTTATAAAACCATTACTTAACTTCACTGACGATGGTGATTTCTATATGTTGTATGTATTCAAACGTAAGAAAGATCAACCTGAAGGTGAGAGAGACAACCACCAATCAGTTCGTACCATCAAAACTTATTGTGTTGATTCTATTGAATACTTGGAGAAACGATATGATGAGATTAAACAACTTTGTGAGATGTTTAAGGCTCGTGCATACATTCACGTTCAGAAACAAAACCATAAGGATGTTTCATTGGAGATGATGATGTCCTTGGCTGAAAGAATTAAAAACGGACAACACATTCAGAAAGGTTTGTTTGACTCAGTTGTTGGACAAATAAAGACCAACGAGAAGAGGTGGATTGTTGATGTTGATAGTAAGGACAACAAAGAGTTATTAAAGGTTAAACTTGCAATTGACAGTTGTGCTCCTTTTGGGAAAGATAAAATCATAAGTGAAATCCCTACCAAAAACGGATATCATTTGATTACCGATAGATTTGATGTCTTGCAGTTTAGTAATGTATATCCTGATATAGATATTGTAAAAAAAAACCCAACATTATTATATTATCCTAAATCATTATAATTTATAACATTTAAATTTTTCTTTTGGATGTCGTAATATATTTATAAGATATGTATCATTATGTTTATAAATTAGAATTACCGAAAACAAAAGAATTTTATTTTGGTAGTAGAACATCTAAAGTTGAACCAACTAAAGATGTTTATTATATGGGGTCTATGAGGTCTTGGAAAACAGATAAAAAAAAATTAATTAAAACTATTATTAAATGTGATTTTATTAATAGAGAAGATTGTATTAGATATGAACGAGAGTTAATCATTGAACATATTTCCGATAAATTAAACAGGAATGCCCATATTCCTGATGTTGGTTTTAAAACTGTTGGTTTGGGACAATATATGGGTGAAAATGGTAAAGTTTATAGAGTACCAAAAGATGATGAGTTAGTTTTGAATGGGACATTAAAACCATTTTGGTACGGTAGGAAACATAATGAAGAGTCAAAAAAGAAAATGAGTCAATCAGCTCTTGGTAAAAAAATTACCGATGAAACAAAAAAGAAGATGAGTGAATTTTGGAAGGGTAAATTAAAGACCTCCGAAACAAAAACTAAAATGAGTGAATCCGCAAAGGGTAAAAATAATAATTATAAAAGATATTTAGAACGAACCGGATTACCTCACGCTAAATCTAAACCTGTTTTACAATTTTCATTAGACAATGAATTTATTAAAGAATGGACGAATGCTTTAATTGCTTCAAAAGAATTAGAATTATCTTACAAAGCAATAAATAATTGTTTAAGGAAAGGATATAAAAAGTCACAAGGTTTTATTTGGAAATACAAATAATTTTTAGTATCTTTAAGAAATATAAATAAGTTTTATATTACCCAAATACATTAGAAAATGGATTATAAAAAAATAAAAAGAAAAGAATGTTTATTTGAGATCATTAATGATGTCACAAATGGCATGGACATATACAACCATAATGGATCTTTTTGGTTAATTAATACCGAAGAATTAAAATGGATGGTTGAATTTACTAAAGAAAAAACATTGTGGTATAACTACAATTTATTTAAATCTTTATTTAAGGGAATATCTTTAGATCTTATGGAAAATCAAGAATATATAACCGAATGGTTTGAGTCAAGATTTCTTAAACCTGAGGTGGTTGAAGATACCATTCAAAATGGGGTGAGACACACCAGCATAACAAATGCTAATGCTGAGAAAAGAGTTGAAGATACCATTCAAAATGGGGTGAAACACACCGAAGAAAGTAATCCGTGGATGTGCATGGGTGTTGAAGATACCATTCAAAATGGGGTGAAACACACCAATAAAGCGATTATCCGTATTAATAGTGTAGTTGAAGATACCATTCAAAATGGGGTAAAACACACCAATCGTACGTTGGAACCATTGAGCATTATAGTTGAAGACACCATTCAAAATGGGGTTAGATACACCTCTACTTACTATTCTGAACAACCCGATTCAGTTGAAGATACCATTCAAAATGGGGTGAAACTCACCTCAGATATAGGGAAAGAGAACGCAACACGAGTTGAAGATACCATTCAAAATGGGGTGAAACACATCAAGGTAAATCATCATCCATTGCATCAGATAGTTGAAGACACCATTCAAAATGGGGTGAAACGCACCAGAAGGAACTTCAGGAAGAAACACCAAAGAGTTGAAGACACCATTCAAAATGGGGTGAAACGCACATCTACGGTTGGTCATCTTCATCCGGAACTGGTTGGAGATATTATTCAAAATGGGGTGAAATACACCCGAATGATAGAGGAAGAAGATTCGTTTGAGGTTGAAGATGCCATTCAAAATGGGATAAAATACATCTCCAGTTCTGTTGGAAACTGTAAATATGATGTTGAAGATATCATTCAAAATGGGGTGAAAGAAACCATCCAAAATGGACAAAAGAACAAGTTGAGAGTTAAAGATACCATTCAAAATGGGGTGAAGGAAACTGAATTACATAAAGGGGTTAGACCATTGGCAGTTGAAGATACCATTCAAAATGGGGTGAAACGCACCAATCGTTCAAGTACAGATTGTCCCAAAAGCGTTGAAAATACCATTCAAAATGGGGTGAAGTACGCCTTTCCATTGTCAAAACTGACAGTCACTTCAGTTGAAGATACCATTCAAAATGGGGTTAAAGAGATCGGGGATATTTGTCTACGACGAAGCAGCGTTGTTAAAGACACCATTCAAAATGGAGTTAAACACACCGTTATTGGTGACATCTTTAATGATTGTGCGGTTGAAGATACCATTCAAAATGGGGTGAAACACATCGAGATTGGGTGGGCACAATATAATAAAGTTGAAGATGCTATTAAAAATGGGGTGAAAAACACCAGTCCAAAGATTTTTGAAAATAAGAAGCTTGTTGAAGATACCATTCAAAATGGGGTGAAAAACACCCTGTTTTTGCCTGAATCGATTCAATCAGGAGTTGAAGATACCATTCAAAATGGGGTGAGAAATATTTCCCCAATGACACAATATATTGATTGGCAAGTTGAAGAAATAATCCAAAATGGGGTGAAAAACACCATAGATCTTAAACTTTCACGAGAAAACACTGTTAAAGATACCATTCAAAATGGGGTGAAACACACTGAAGATGGTGATTGGTTAGATGGTGATGAAAGGTTTAATGATATTATCCAAAATGGGGTGAAACACACTTTAGGGACAGAATATATGCAAAAATCAATGGTTAATGATGTTATTGAAAATGGTATGATTAATTTAAAGAAATAAAAAATGATAAAAAGAGAACACTTACAATTTATTTACAATCGTCTTATTAACATATACGGTGAAAAACCTACCTATGACTACATGATCAGATTAAAAGTCATATTGGATGAAATTGAATTAAAGGAAATTAATGACAACATTAATAGGATGAAAGTTGAAAACAATGAAAGATCTGAAGTAATTGTTAAATGTGTTGACAATTGTACCTGTATGTCTGTTGACAAGTTCAATGATGATACCGATTATTACATAACGTTTTATAAAACTTATGGGAATAAATCTTTGTGGGGTAGAGTTAAGGAAGCTTGGAAAACCATTAGAGGTTTAAACTCAGATTTAAATGAAATTGTTTTAACCAAAGAAGATTATCAAAAATTAAGAAATTTTTAAATATGGTCAAAAAAACTTTTTATCAGATTAATAAATGGTTTGAATTAAATCTTGGTTGGTTTTTTGTGAACGGAATAAAACAAGAAGTTTGGGAAGAATACTTACGTAAAAAATATAAAAATGGAAATAGAAAAATTTGAACAGGCAAAAATAATCAAAGAAAATCTTGATAGATTGGAAAGACAAAAATACAAACTAGAAGGTGCTCTTAAAGGTTGTGGGTTGGGGGTAAAAATTGAGTTTACGAATCCTGGACCGTTTATGGTAAAAGGTGATGTAAGTTTTAATAACAAGGAGATTATCATAGAAATGATATCCAAAGAACTTGAAAGATTGAATAAAGAAATAGAATTGGTAAATAAAGAATTTGAGTTAATATAATTGAAATGGATAAACTACAACAACTATGTAAGTATATCTACGATTCTTCTGTTATGAGTTATAATGGTAAAACCAACCCTAACAAACAGGTTCTTAACATTAAACAATTGATCTTAACTTATATTAAGAATGAAATAACACCATGTGAACTAACGGATCAGGAAAAAATATCTTACATTATTGATAATGAAATGGAAATTACTCTTGCGGTTTCAAAAGGTCATCAAGCCAATAATGGTGATCAATATCAGGAAGCAAGAGTTAAGATTAAAGAATATCGGTTAGAATTAGGTTTAATAAAAAAATAAAAGTATATTTGTAATATGGACAAAGTTAGAATTTATTTAGATGATGTAAGAACGCCAGTGGATCCAAGTTGGATCGTTGTACGTTCTTATGATGAGTTCGTTCAAAAGATCAACTCAATTGGGTTGGAGAATATTGAATTAATATCGTTGGATCACGACTTAGGTGATAGTGCGATGGCGGAATGGCACTACGGTGTTGTGAAAAACTACATAATCAATTACGATAACATCACTGAGAAAACTGGTATGGATTGCACCAAATGGTTGGTTAACCAATGGTTGGATGGTAAACCTGTAGTAGAAGTTGTGATCCACTCTGCAAATGCCGTAGGTAGCGGTAATATGATGGGATACATCAACAATTACAGACACTTGAATAGAATGCCTCAGAATTGTGTGAGAGTTCATATAGAACACACCGTATAAAACAAATGAAGAAGATAAAGATTTATTTGTTTGTCTGTTTGTACTATCTTAATGTGGTAAAACAATCTATATTAAATATATTTTTAAAGAAATGAGTGATTTAGAAAGATTAGAAAATCAATTAGAGGAAATTGAAATGGTTCGTTATAGAATGGAGAATGAAGGTTTCCACTATTGTTTCAAACATTACTCATCATTCAAAGAAGTTCAGGATGAAAAGTTCCACGAACTGAGAAGAAAGTATTTGGAGGTATCTCATGAACTTGATGAATATGTCCATTCAACGATCAACACATTGAGAGATAAAATTGATGGATTGGAAGACATCAATTAAATAAATAAAATAATATGACACTAGGAGAATTTATTAAGAACTTTAGTCATAACAATATCATTAGGTTACATTACAAGGAACCTAGTGGTACTGGACTTGTATTGAGAGATTGGAACGATGTTTCAATGGACCACGAGATTTTAAAAGGTAAGGGTAAAAACCGACATTACATTAACAATGAGGTATTGGGACTAACGGGAATTAATTTCGGACAGGGATATACTCATTATCCTGAAGCAATTAACATAGTAATTGAGAGATTAGAAAACCAACCTATGATTGAGGAAACTCCTGACGAAACTGAATTTAATACCGAAAGTTGTGAATAAATTAGATAAACAATAGAAAAATATGAACAACCTAGATAAATCATACCAATCACTCCTTCAAGACATTCTTGATAACGGAGTAAAAAAAGAAACTAGAAACGGAGGAACATTATCTGTATTCGGTAGACAGATTCGTCATAATATGAAAGATGGATTTCCACTTCTTACAACCAAGAAGATGGCTTGGAAAACTATGGTAACTGAATTACTATGGTTTTTAAGAGGTGATACCAACATCAAATACCTTGTTGATAATGATTGTCATATTTGGGATGGTGATGCTTATAAGAGATATGTTGATAGTGATGAAGTAAGATGGCCAAAGAGTAAAGAAGATTTTATTGAACATATCAAAACAGATGATGAGTTTGCTAGAAAGTGGGGTGATTTAGGTCCTGTGTATGGTAAGCAATGGAGAAGTTGGCATACAGGTTGGGATGTAGTTGAAGATAAGAGTAAAGAGGCAGGTGTAAGAAGGATTGAGTACGGAATTGACCAAATCGCAAACCTAATCCGTGACCTTAAAACAAACCCAGACTCAAGACGATTGATGGTTAATGCTTATAATATTGGAGAACTGGACACGATGGTGCTTCCACCTTGTCATTATGGATTTCAATGTTATACAAGAGAGTTGAGTTTGGAGGAAAGATATGAGTTGATGAAAAAATTAGATAACTGGGTGTCAGTTCATTACAAAGAACCTAAAACAATGGAATATATGGATAAACATAATATTCCAACCAGAGCAATCTCTTTAATGTGGGTCCAACGCAGTGTCGATTCGGCACTTGGATGGCCGTATAACGTCAGCTCATATTCTTTGTTACTTATGATGTTGGCAAAACAAGTCAATATGGTTCCTGATGAGGTTATTTGTAGTTTAGGTGATTGTCATATCTACTTAAATCATATAGATGGTGTTAAAGAACAATTAACAAGGGAGTCATATCCATTACCGAATGTTAGATTATCTGAAAGGGCAGTAAATGATATTTCAGAATATACTTTGGATGATATTGTTTTAGAAAATTATCAATCACACCCAAAAATATATTTCCCGTTATCAAATTAATTTTAGGTACACACTGATGATTTATGGTGTCAGTATTCTGATTTACCAAGTGTAATGTCTTACGATATGCCAAAAGAAAATAAATACCCCGATAATGCAGTATGGAGTGAGGAGAAGGGTTATTATGCCCATCTTCTTCCATATGCAACAAATGTTGGGTCTCCGGTCATAATTCCTGATAATGTATCAACTTGGAAAAATGAAAAGATCCTTAAAACCAATCATTACTTCAATAAAAGGTATGATGAGATAAAGGAAGAGTATAATAAATTGGTTGATGAGTTTGAGTGGAATAGAATGGTTTACTCATCAAATTACAATTTCCAACCTGTTGTTGGGGAAAAATATTACCTATACCGTAGAAATAATGGGGAATATTTCTTATCATTAATAAGACCAACTGAATGGAGACAAGAGTTTGTTGGGGAGTTTGAACTGGACTCAGAAAATAAATGGATTAAAAAAAATTAAAATGTCAAAATTAAACGAAAACATTGAATTATTTAAGTGTTATGTGAGAGCATCACACTTCACAAAAAAAGAAGAAGATAAGGACGATTATCACAAAGCTTATGCATTTGCAGTTCAATCATTGGCGGGTAAAATATTAACATTTCATGTTATGACTGATTATGGAATGTTAAGATCAAGAGTCCCAATATCTGAAATTTTTATGGAAATACCTAAAAATGATATTCCATTTGATTTTAAACAATTATGGGATTGTTTCTCTGAAAATGTAAGTGTTATTACCTATGATTATCTTTATGAAAAAAGATGTCAGGTCGCATTAAAAGACGGGTCAAAAGTTTGGGCTACTTATCTTATGACAGTAGACTGGTATAGAAATCCATATTCTGATGAACCATCTGATTATAAGTGTGGGCATATACTAATTGCGGATGATGGTTATCTACTTTGTCAACCTAACAACAGAATATATTGGAAAGATTCAAATTGGGTGACCAAACCATTCCCAATAGAACCATCAAGTTTAAAAGTTGATACACACATTGAGTCAGTGGAAGCTCAATCGGATAAATGGGTATCTGAAGATTCAAACAACTATTATTACGAAATAAAAAACACAGAAAATAAATTATAATATTATGAATTACGGAAAAGAGTTTAGAAGTTTTGCAAAAAGCGAAGGGATTAGTTCAATGGCATTAGATCAGTTTGAAGCGTCATTAACACCATACATTTTGGAGGAAAGAGAGTTACGTGCGACTCAAATTGATATCTTCTCAAGGTTGATGCGTGATCGTATATTATGGTTATCAGGACCTGTAAATCAAAATATGTCTGATATTGTACAAGCTCAATTATTGTTTTTGGATTCTGTGGAGAAGAAAGACATTACGTTGTATCTTAATAGTCCTGGAGGATCTGTGATGTGTGGTCTTGGTATTGTTGACCTTATGAACTATGTTAGTTCTGATATTGTCACAACTAATTTAGGTATGTGTGCATCAATGGGATCTGTTTTACTTTCTTCAGGTACCAAAGGTAAAAGATCATCTTTAATTCATTCTAAAGTAATGACTCACCAAGTAAGTCATGGTACACAAGGAAACATTCAAGACACACGTATTGATCAGATGGAAGGTGAAAAATACAATTACATCTTATTTAAAATTTTGGCTGAGAATTGTGGAAAAACATTCCAAGAGGTGTTGGACTTCTCTGAAAGAGACAGATGGTATAACTCAGATGAGGCAATGGAGTTTGGGTTAATAGATGAAGTTATTGGAGTTGATAAAAGTAAGAGTATTACAAATTACTTAGATGGATTTGATGAATACTATAAAAAGGAAGTATTAAAAATTAAAAAATAAAAAAAATGACAGAAAAAATAATTTTAAAAGAAACGGTTACTACGGGTAGACCTGTAGTAGAAAAAAAACCAAAAAAAAGGACTTATAAACCTAGAAAGAAAAAAGTAATAACTGAAGAAAATTTGGATAATCATCAAGTTGATAACTCAGAAAAACCATATGTTACAAAAAGTGAAGAAAATAAAATAGTAAAGAAGGTTGGCAAATATTGTATTGGTGCTGGCGAAGGGTTTTGTATTCATTTTGAGAAAAAACCAAATTGGTTACATAGAAAATGTATGAAACTATTTCTAGGATGGAAGTGGAACGATTATAAAACTAAATAAAAAAATTAGTGTAATGGGTAAAATAAATGTCATTGATGATTTAAAAGGTAATTACGAATATTACCTTACCATCGGGAAACTTAGAAAGTTTTTGGAGGATCATCCTGAATTACCTGATGATGCTCTTGTTCTTGCCCAAAGAGTTGAAGATAAGTATTATGAGCAACACGGATGGGGTGTGGTATTGAAAGAAGGAGAACAGTATAATATGTCTATGACCCATAATGCCCGAATGGAAGAAGAAATCCAAAGGAGAAAGAATGGAGAAGAACCAATGTACTATGTGGATGATCCTTCAAAACATATTCATGAGTTAACTGATGATTTGAAAGACCAATACCATCCTGCATTTTGTTGTGTAAAATATACAGATGACGACAATCTTTATTTGGATTTACACTATTAATTTTGTATATTTGTATTATGAAATTAACTATCATATCAGACACACACGGAAAACACAAACACGTACACCACGATTTACCTGGTGGTGATTTGTTAATCCATGCGGGTGATATTAGTTCTATGGGTTACGAACACGAGATACGTGAGTTTGCTGCTTGGTACGATAAAATCGTAACCTATGACCATAAAGTATTCATTGCAGGTAATCATGATTGGGGTTTTCAAAACAATGTTGAGAAAGTAAAAGATATATTAACAGGGTACAAGACTATTGAATACGTCCAAGATGAGTTAATGACTACACAAGATGGTGATGGTCCTGAAGTTAAAATTTGGGGATCTCCTTGGCAACCTGAGTTCTACAATTGGGCATTTAACTTACCACGAAATGGTGAAGAGTTGAAAGCAAAATGGGATATGATTCCTGAAGGTATTGATATATTGATTACTCACGGACCGGCTTGGGGAATATTAGATGATGTTGAAGGTAACCGCAATGTTCACTTGGGTTGTGAATTACTTGCGGAGAGAATCAAACAAATCAAACCTAAGATCCATATCTGTGGTCATATCCATACTGGTCATGGACACTACTTTGATGGTCACACACACTACTTCAATGCGTCTGTATTGAACGAACGATATCTTTATTCACATACTCCATGGAATATTGATTGGGACCCTATAACTAACGAAATTAAATTTATATAATGGAACAACCAAGAATAATCAACAACAGAATATTCTATGATGAGAGAGGATCATTTAGTCCTCTTTCGTTGTTTGAATTAGACAAGGAATGGAAACAAAGTAATATTAGCGTGAACCCAAAAAAGTTTACATTAAGAGGATTACATTATCAAACAGGAGAAACCTCCCAAGCAAAATTGGTAAAGGTCATTAATGGTAGAATTTTAGATTTTGTGGTGGATTTAAGGAAACCACTTAGATCGTATAATAACTGCCAATTTTTTGAAATGAAAGGTGGTGATGAATTAATTGTCCCAAGAGGGTTTGCTCATGGGTTCATAACATTGGAAGAAAATACTATAGTACAATATTTGGTTGATAATGATTACAGTCCAAAAACTGAAGGATCGTTATTGTGGTCTTCATTTTCTGAGATTAAAAATGAGATATTAAGGTTAGATAGTACGTTTGATGAATCTAGTATTATTATATCAGAAAAGGATTTGGTTGTAAAATCATAAACTTGAGTATATTTATTAATAAAAAACTATGGAAAAAGATCTAACAGAAAAATTGTTTGAAGAATTAAAAAAACAAGGTTTATACGAACAGGAAGATACAATTGAAGACAAAGATGACAATAATGAAAATGATTCAGAGTCCGAAGGAAGTAATGATCAGTTTTGTGAAATAGTTTGTAAGTTATTACATTCACAAACACAAGTACATATCCTTCATTTACAAACAACTTCATATTCAGAACATAAAGCACTACAAAAATATTATGAAGGTATAGATGGATTAGTTGACGGGTTAGTTGAATCATATCAGGGTAAACACGGATTAGTTAAAAATTACAAAACTTTTGATATGGTTGATTATAAGTCAAATGATCAATTAATTAAGTACTTTAAAGAGTTATTGGATGTTATTTCTGATAATCGTGATTCAGTTAAAGAAAGTTATTTGCAGAACCAAATTGATACTGTAGAAGAACTAATAAATTCTACTCTTTACAAATTAAAATTTCTTAAATAAATGATTAAGTCAACTTTGAATGAGAATGAACAAATATCTTCACAACACGAAGATATAGATAGTAAATTGTTTTATTTCTTAATTAGAAGACTTAAGGTTAACGAAAGAAAGATAGGTGATGACTGGGGAGGATTAAAAGTTAAGGAATACAAATTTGAAGGGTTGCCAGGATATGGGTTTAATGGGTATATGTCAAAAAAAGACATGGAAAATAGTATTGTAAATATGTTATATGAAAATGATATGACTGATTATGTTTACGATATGGATGAACAAGATCCTGAAAGAGTAAAAATTATTAGGACAATAAGAAAATTTTTAAATTTTATGTTGTCAGATCAAAAATAAATTCGTACATTTGTAGAAGTATTAATTAAAACAAAAAAATAAAAAAATGGTAAAAGGTTCAACAAAAGGTCGTTACATTTGTAAAGTTGGTTTTTTAGATGTTTATGCGATGGAAGCTATTAAAAAACAATCTGGGAAAGGTGATAACAAAGAAGTCGCTTCAACTACTTATCAAATCGTACATGGTAAGAAGATTAAAGAACGTGGTCTTAAAAACAAAGACATGGCGGTTGAGAAAGCCTTGGAATTGTTAGGTGATAAAAGAGTTAACTACGGGTTATAAAATTAAGGATTGTAAAAATAAAGTCGGACTTAGATCCGACTTTTTTATTTTTTAAAAGATATGTTAACTATTATACTTTCGGATAGATCTCTACCTAACATTTCAGTAAATGATCTTTCAAAGTGTGAATTAACTGAGGTTTTTAAATATTCTTCAGTGACACCAACCATATTACCTGTAAAGAAATCACCTGATTCTCTATCTATTTTGTTATCAATTATCTTATCAACTTTAACAATGTTTATGTCTACCTCAGGCATTTTCTCATTGAATCTAACTCCTGTGTAGTAAAACGATAATCTTAATCTTGGGAACCAACCAACTCTGATTGTTTGTAAAGTATGTGAGTCAATCAATTTATCAATTGATTCAGTAAAATTGTTATTTTTATTTACAACTAATTGTTCTGGACTAATAGAACCACGTCTTATCTGATCCATCTCATTACGATCACAAATCAACATTTGTTTTCCTATCTTACTATTCCATCTTGTTGGTCTTGTATTCCTCATCTGTTTAGATGTGGATGATGAATATGAATTAGAAGTTTCAAACCATTTTTTATATTTGTAAATGTATATAGGATACCAATTATATGAAAGAACGACATAACCCCAATCACCTTTACCGTCTTGTTCCCATCTACCTTCTAAGTTAGATCCTTTAAATGGTAGTAGTTCTGAGACTCTTTCGGATGCGTTTGTGTTGGTTACCTTTTTAGTTTTTAAGTTGTGATATTGTTTAAGTTCACTTGTTTTAGTGTCCTCGTATCTGCCATCTTCTCTATAATTCTGAGTGTACCTATTTGAAAGTTCGGTATAGTCCTCAGGTTTAAAACCAAATGAAGACATATTACTTTGGATAAATTTACTTAACTTTTCTGATGATGGTTGAGCGGATTCTTTAAACTCGTTTAAAAATTTAAAGAATATTATTTCTCTTTTGGTAAAAGCCTTATCGTCAACCTCTTCCAACAATACTCTTTTTATAATACTATGTAATTTAATATCTTTCATACTTTATATAAATATATTAAAAATCATAGTTTTTAGTATATGGTAATATTTATTATATAAGAATTAAAAATATTATGGACAATAGGTTAAATTATTACTTATCTAAAGTTGAAAGACAATTAGATTTTCATAGGGGATTACATTTATTTGAGATGGAGACAAATCCTAACTTCACAAATAAAGCGGTATTCCTAAAGGAAAGTCAGAATGAGTATATTACTAATTTATTTGGTAATAATAAAACTATTAGAGAGAGTTACGAAAGGGAGTTTAATGGTGACGTAATTGTTGAATCAACATTCAATCCTAAAAATGAGGTTGATAAATTCTTTTCGTTTCTAAAAGAAAGTTTTGTAAATGAAGTTACAAAGTCAAATATATTATCTGAAGAAGAAGACGACGATTGGTCGGGATGGGGATGGATTAAAGATATTGATAAAAAAATTGATGCTGAAAATCAAAAAAGAAATGACGCTCTTGCAAAAATGACACCTGAACAAAAGGCGGCGTTTTTAAAGAGTGAGGCTGATATTAAAGCTAAAAATGATAGTGCGGCATATTCTGTTGTTAATGCGTTAAAAAGGGCGTTTGATCTTGATGGTGATAACGTATTTGATGACTACGACGGAACAAATGAAGATGATGCGGTTAAAGCAATAGATCTTATTGTAAATAAAAATATTTTAGATAAAGTTAATGAAATAATTGCATATCAAATTAAACCATATGGAAATCTTAGAGCTTGGCTTAATGCTGAGATGTCAGACTTTGATCCGACTCAATACCGAGCAATTTGGAAAAGATTAGAAGGTTTGGGTTATAGTGGAGCCAATTATAATACTTTTTTAGCGGCTGCGGGTGCTGGTGTTGATTTGGTTAAAAAAGGTTTTACATGGTTAAAAGAAAAAGGAATACCTTGGTTCTTTGAACAAATGAGAGATATTCTTATGAGTACAGGTGGGGCAATACTACAAACATTATTAGATTATACAGGTGTTGGGGCACTTGGGGTTACCGCGGCATGGGCGGCATTAACATTATTTGATGTATCACAAATTGCTTCAGGTATTGGTTCTTGGGGTAAATTATTTTTTAGCGTAATTGGTCTATGTACTGCGGGGGCATTAGCAAAAATCATTGGTAAGTTCCTAAAACCATTTTTTGGGGCGGGAGGCACAATTGGTTCATTTTTTCAAAAGATTGCCAAACAATCTTGGTTTATTAAATACGTTAAACCTTGGGTTAGTAAGATTGGTGGTGCGTTGAGTTGGGCGGCGGGTCTAATAAAACAAGCGGGTACATGGGTAGTTGAAAAACTTGGTGCGACAACTATTGGTGGCATGGTTACTAAAGCTGCTGCGTGGATGGAACAACTTTTCCAAGGTATAGTGAAATGGTCTGGTACGGGAGCTGCGTCGGAAACCAAACTTGCGACCGATCTTGGAATTAAAAAATTGACTCAAGATCAAATTAAAGCAGATGCTAAAAAAATAACACAGAAAGTTATATACGATCCGGCTAAAGATAAAGTAAAAGGATACACTGCGGACGCTACGGGTTATGTTGCTGGTGATAAAGCAAAGACCGCACTTGAATTAGGTTATGGTATTGGGGATTATAAAAAAATACTTACAAAAGATTTTAAAGGGGCGGTTAAATCAGGTGATTATGCAAAAACTGCGGATAAAGGATATAAAGCATATGATCAATTTGGTAAACTTATAGACAAAGGAACCCAACTTGCTAGTAATGATGATAATGTGGTCAAAAAAGCTAATGATATGGTTAAAGGAGTTACCTCTAAAGCGATTACTAATAATTATGTTCAAAAACGTGCATAACCTATTTTTTGGTATGGTTATCCCAAAACTTTTTTAGTTCTACTTTATTATATTTTTTGGATTTGTTATCCCAACCACATGAATGGCATAAATAAGGATGTTTATCATCCTTTTCTTTTTTCCATGAGTGATCACATTTTGAACAATGGATCTTATTTCCAAATAGTATATCGGCTTGTTTCTCTGTGATTATAATTTTCATATATAATAAATATCACTACAATTCCATTATAAAATTCACTATTATATAAAAAAATCATTTATCATGGCACACCCATTAATACACGCAAAAAGTTCAGTTAAGAAATACGGAGGTAAAGAAGAAGATTATATCCATTTACATAATTGGTTGGATGAGACCAAAGCATGGGTTGGAAATTCTTTACACAGGATGTTTAGACATCATTCAGAGGGTATTTTTGAGATGGAAAAGATATTTGGGTCCTCATTCATCAATAGTGATGGTAAAGTCGTTTATACACGATATGTGGGGGAAGATCACATCAAAGAAGATTGTAATAATTATATTCCAAGTGCTCACGATTGGATAAAGGCTATTGAGTCAAACGAAAGACCAATGTGGATGATACGTACAATGAAGATGAAATTTGACGATTAACTTATATTTATTATAAAATAGTATTATGAAAAGATTATTAACATCATTTTTCCTTTATTTAGAACAATTTAATACCGACGAGGCATCCGTTGATTTTAGCATGGAAATAACTAGTATAGAATGGTGGGATGAAAAAGTATGGATTAATGGATTACGTAAAGACGTTAAAATTCCGTCTAATTTTTTACCACTTTTTGATATGATTATAGAAAAATATGGTCATAAAATATGGTATGGGTCTCAAAGTGAAAGTGAGGAGGAGTATTACCGTTTATTTATAAAATTTAAAGTGGAATCAAAAATTATGATTATTACTAGTGAAATAACAGAAAATGGTGAAGAATCTGCTGGTGATAGTTATGAATTAAATGGTAACGAGGAAGTAAATTCATTTTTAGATGAACACAACCTTGAATCAATTACGGTTAAATATGAAGGCGGTGGAGATGATGGACACATTGAAGATAAAGGTGAAGGAAATAATGGAGTTGAATATGATTTGAGTGCGGGAATGGAAGACGTTGTTTATACTTATTTGGAACGATCATTTGGTGGTTGGGAAAACAATGAAGGTGCTACTGGAGTAATAACTGTAACTAAACAAGAAATTGAAATTGAACATATTTGGAATACTAGAGAACAGGTTGACAGTGATTTACATCTTGAAATAAAACTTGAAGATATAGAATGAGTAATAAGATAAATAAAATAGCTCAAGCAATATTTCTTTATCTTGAAGACATTGGTCCCTGTGAGGTTTTGGTTCATTGTTACGGTGATGAGATTGAAAATGTAGGATCATTCCAACCTACAGTTTTGTTTGATGGTCAAACACATAATAGTAATAAAAAAGTACCTATGATTGGTACTTTTCGTAATTTCTTTATGGAATATACTAAAGATCATATGCATTTATTAACTGATCTTGTTGACTTTGATCTTAATGATAATCACGAATTAATTTTTAGAATATATCCTGAAGAGAAAAAAATAGACATTAAAAGTTATTGTTATTTTATGGAATACGCGCCACATGAATATCAGGAAAAAACTCCTGTACATATTGTGGAAATGATGGATGATGACGGAGTTAGTTGGTTTAGTGTTGATTTTTGGGCTGGTCATAATGATTATGGGTTTAACTATCTAAGGGCGGATGGTGATGCTGATCCAGGTTTTATAATGCAATTTGAGAACTTTTTTGTTAAATTTTTAAATAGTAATAAAAATGGGTGGAATACAGAAGCTGGTTCTGAAGGTAATTTTAATGTTGACAGGAATAAAATTGATCTTGAGTTAAATATAAGAGATGAAGTGTTAAAATATAGCGGATTCCATAAAGAAATTAAATTGTGATATTTATAAGTTATGGGTAAAAATATAATTATTGAGGAGTTAGATAGGATAAAAACTTTAATGGGTATCATTAAAGAAGGCGAAGAACTTGATGGTGGACCTCTAAAAATTAAATATACTGCGACAGAAAAAAAATCTTACGGTAGTACATCACTTATTGTTGTGAAAGGAATAAGTAATGATGATAAAATATTAATACAAAATAATCGTGATAAAGATATTATCCTTGTTAAAGACGGTAAAGAAGTAAAAATTGGTAAAAATACGTTTGTATTTAAAAATCCTACTTGGGACCCATACATTTTAAATAATGATGGTAAATATAATGTTCTTATTGGTAATGACAGAACTTTGTCATATCTATTAAAATATGATAAAGATGGTGACACTTATCAAAAAACTCTTAGACAGTTACTGCAAAAAATTTATTCAACCAAGACAGATGAGAATGGAGATACAATGTATGGTGAGTCAGTTAAGGATGAAAATTGCA